CTTCTTTGAAGATCCTGAGACGGTTATGGACGATCCAGACTTAGTAACTGACGACATCCCTACATCTTTATACTCAGCGTTGTGGTTCTGGAACAAGAACAAACTTAACAACTACGCTGACTCTGAAGACATCAAAGGTATGACTAAAGTTATCAACGGTGGCTATATCGGTTTAGATGAACGCATCTCCCAGTACAATAAAGCCATCGCTATCTTAACAGCTTAATAAATGTACTTTAATTAGGATATAGTATATAATGGTTAAAATGGCAGCTGTATTAGGTAATGGACCTTGTAGGAAGAGTTTTGATACTTCTAAAAATTACGACTATAAGATTGGTTGTAATTTTCCATGGACTAAAGTCGATTCAACCGTAATACTAGACACGAACGTAATAGTTCTTTGGTCTAGGGATCAAACACTTCTCGATACCCCAGCATACTTTAGTAAAAAAGCGTGGATGATAACTGACGAGGTTAAGTTAAGACCATACATCAATTCACACGACTTATTTTTAGGGTTTGTTGATAAAGAAGAGAACGATTCAAGCGGCAACGTTGCTTGTAAGAAACTTATTGAGATGGGTTATAAGTATATAGACATATATGGTATGGATTCTTGGTTTACTAAGGATCACAATGGTAATTTAGACAGCTACACTAGAAACTTCTTTCCAGATAAAGACGGTATGAACAACTCTCATAAATGGAAACAAAGCTGGATGGATACTATAACAAGAAACCCAACTGTAAAATTTAATTTTATCGCATAGGAGAAACACATGTTAAAAAATTACAAAAAAGAATTAATTAGTATGGCTATCGCATTTGGCTTAATCAGCTACACAGTTTACGTATGTGCTGCGGAGCCAGTTAAAACAAAACCTGTAGTAGTTAAAGCTGCTAAGAAACCAGCAGAAGTTAAAAAAGAACATAAAAAGAAACCAACGTTAAAAGCTAAATACGCAGATAAAAAATAATTGAAGAACTTTATTCGTCATGATTTTCCAGTTGTAAAAAGAATAGACTCTCCTGTGGGTAGGCGATATCAAATACCTACAGGGGAATTATACCCATCAATCACCACGGTCTTAGCAGGTGGCCCTAACCCGGCTATAGAAGCCTGGAAGAAACGTGTTGGTGAAGAGGAGGCTGCAAGGATATCTAAGAAAGCGACTGATCGCGGAACTAGGATCCACAAACTAGCCGAGGAATTTTTTCTTGGTAATCCACTAGAGGTCGACATGTTTGACTCCGATATGTGGAAGAGTTTACAGCCAGTTTTAAACCGTATCGACAACATACATGGGTTAGAAACCATGATGTATTCGAAAAACCTGCAGGTCGCAGGTACAGTGGACTGTATCGGGGAGTTCGACGGAAAGCTTTCAATCATCGATTTTAAGACTTCTAAGAAACTTAAAGATATAAATAATATACAAGATTATTTTTTACAAGCGACTGCATATTCTGTTATGTTCGAGGAACTTACCGGTATTAAAGTTCCAGACTTAACTATAATAATAGGAGTAGACTATGAACAACCACAAATCTTTCAACAGAAGCGTAAGGGCTTCATTCAACAGCTAATTGACAAACGTCAATCATTCAAAAATTAAATTTACTTTAATTTCAAAGTATAATATAATTAAACTATAACAACTAGCGCATAAAAAGCAAGTGCTATCAGGAGGAATATCTCATGAGAAAAACTTTTGCCGCAATACTGGCTATATTATGTTTATCATGGTTAACACCCGCTTACACTGAAGGTGTTAATAACGACTTAAATAAAACGGTTGCTTACAGCAGCCTAACAAAGAAATCCCAGCAACAAGTTGAGTGCTTAGCACAAAACGTTTATTTTGAAGCTGGACACGAGTCTGTAAAGGGACAGATGGCCGTAGCCATGGTAACTTTAAACCGTGCAGAATATTTTGGTAACCCACACGACATCTGTGGAGTTGTTAAAATGAAGACACAATCAACATGTCAATTTACTTGGTGGTGCGACAACGAATTAAGGGATAAAGCAACACACCTGAGATTCTCATCAAAGGAAATGGACTTATATAACCAAGTAAGAAAAGTAGCCCTATACACGTTCATCAACTACGAAAATATGGTTGACGTAACTAAAGGAGCTTTTTTCTACCACGCCGACTACGTAAATCCACATTGGAAGTATCGTAGAACGGTTCAAATTGGAAGACATATTTTTTATAAGAGGAGCTAAAAGTGGCTACAAATGCAGGTGACAATCCACAAAACATATTCAGTGGATTATTAAATAATGTACATATCAATACAATAGAAACCACGTTTAGAACTCATGAAGTTTTCTTAGACGATACGATCGAGGAGCCAAGCAAGTACAGGGAACTTATCTCTCTACTCGTTAACGCTGGACCAAACGACAAGATTCACCTGTTTATCAATTCAAACGGTGGACACTTGGATACTGCCGGCGCCATTATATCAGGTATCCTATCTTCACAGGCTGAAGTGACCGCTTTCCTTATGGGAGCAACACACTCAGCCGCTTCTTTAATCTCCATGTACTGTCACGCGGTTCACGTATACGACACTGCATACATGATGATTCATACTGCGTCGTTTAGTTCAGGCGGCAACACTCCTACGGTTAAGGCTCATACAGACTTTACAATTAAGCAGTGTGAGAAACTAATGGAGGACGCCTACGAAGGATTCCTAACAGCGGACGAGATTAAGAAGGTTCTTAACGGTATTGAGCTGTGGTTCAACGCAGAAGAGATTAAGCCTAGACTTAAGAAGAGGTTCCTTGCTGTAGAGCTACAAGCTAAGAAGGAAGCTGAGAAACAAAACGAGATCGTTGAAAAACCTAAACAAGAAAAGAAACCAAAAGTTAAATTAAAAGTGGAGGACGGATCAATTGACTAAACTACAACAGTATTTAACTACACCAGTGCTTATATTCGCTACTGCAGTATTATCTATACTAGCCTGGGTGGTAATAGCAATCTCAGACAACTCTCACCTAGAGGCTGGTTTGAAGTTTGCTTCCGACAAGGGTATAGACCCTATGGCAGTTAGATGTGTGTACTCATCTTCTTATAGACTAGACAGTCTCTGTGTTATATACCTAACACACTATAAGTCTAAAGACCCAGACATCTCAGTGCCAGTAATCACAAAAAAATAATGATATACTTTAATTGTATTATATGATATAATATAATTTTAAATGAGGAAAGTGAGATGAACGTGGCACAATATATAAATGAATGCTATAAGACTGGAAACAAAGAAGGTCTAGTAAAAGCTAAGGATCAACTGCAAAAGAACTTATCTGAGCTTGAAGTATTTTTCGACGAGTATTTAGAAGTGTTTGACGATCAAATGAGCGCAACCATGGATAAAACCACACAAGTATGGAAAGCTTATAACGACCATTATAAATCATACGAGAACGTTAAGAACCAGATCAAGATGACCGACTACTACCTAGGAATTATGTAATGGAAGGTAAAATCTTTAAGAACACAAACGAGTTTGCCTTATACATAGAGTCGCTGGTCGTTGAGAAAAGAATATCACACATGGACGCAGTTCTACTATACTGTCATGAAAACTTTATAGACCCAGAAGACATCTCTTCCATGATTAATAAGAACCTTAAGCAGAAGATCGAGCTTAACGCTATAGAGTCCAACTACCTTCCTAAAAAGGGTTCGTTGGATATATGAACGGTTATAAGGCATTTAGATACTACATCGCCTTAAAACTCCACTTCAACAATAAAAAATTCAACGTATTCGAGAACAGAGGCAACGTAAAAGGTTCATACGAAACTTTTCAATTTAGGAACGATAGATTTCTGTTTGAGAAGCTAGCTAAGAAGTATGCAACCGACCAAGAACTTATCCAGTTCATAGCTGCCAACTTCGTATACGGCAACGAAAACTTTATATATGGAATTGAAGAGGCGGAAGAATACTACCTTCAATGGAAGAAGGTTAAGGAGTCTATTACAAAGGTATTCTCAGACGACTTAAACGTTATCCAGTTGGAAGCTGAAAAGAATAGTTATACGTTGAAGCAGATATTTAATTGTACATTAAATGACTTCCCTGTTATAATTAAACTATACTTGGGAAAAAGGATATCTCCTCAGACCATAAGTATATTGAACGAAGTGAAACCTATGATAGACGAATGGATGTCGGATCCAAGCATGGGATTAATCTTGGAGAACGACTTATTGAAACTAAGTAAGATGAATGGTTTCTTTAAATACGACCAGTCTAAAATAAACAAAATTTATTATGATTTTTTATCAAACTTTGACGTGGTTTGATATAAATAAAAATGGATAGATTCTTATCCTATACGTTAATACAAATATACATTTTATACAAAGGAAAATACGATGGACTTAAACACCCTCCGCGCATCGCGCAATCAAGATTTTGGTAAGATCGCTTCAGCATTCGACAAAATCGCAAACCCAGGTACAGACTCAAAATCATACGAAGACGACCGCTTCTGGAAACTAGAGGCAGACAAAGCTGGTAACGCAACAGCCGTTATTCGATTCCTTCCAAGAGTTGAAGGCGACGAGTTACCATGGGTTAAAATCTTCTCACATGGCTTCCAAGGACCAACAGGTAAATGGTACATTGAGAACTCACTAACAACTTTAAATCAAAACGATCCAGTCGGTGAATTGAACTCTCAACTTTGGAACTCAGGTTCTGAAGCAAACAAAGAGATCGCACGTAAACAAAAACGTCGTTTACACTTCGTCGCAAACGTTCTTATCGTGTCGGATCCAAAACATCCAGAGAACGAGGGTCAAGTTCGTTTGTTTAAGTTCGGTAAGAAAATCTTTGATAAGATTATGAACAAAGCAAAACCTACTTTTGAAGATGAAAAACCAGTAAACGTGTTTGACTTATGGGAAGGCGCTAACTTTAAACTTAGAATGCGTAAGGTTGAAGGTTATCCTAACTATGACGAGTCTGTATTCGCTGAGCCTACTCCTGTTGCTCCGTCTGACGAAGCTATCTTAGCTGTAGTTAATAGACAATACAAACTTGCTGAGTTTGTCGATCCCAAGAACTTCAAGTCATACGAAGAACTTAAGGCTAAATTAGATTCAGTGTTGAGTGGCGGTGGTACATACACAACTGCTGAACAACTCACTAATGAACCATTACCAGTAGCTGAGGCGCCTGTAATCAAGGCTGCACCGGCACCGTCATTCACAGCTGCCCCTGTATCTAGGGCTCCTGAGATCAACGACGATGACGACGATGTTATGTCGTTCTTCCAAAAGATCGCTGACGAAGGTTAATCCTAAGGTTTGGGGAGTACCTTTAAAAACCCTATTTTACACACAACACACAAAGGAGAAATAAAATGGCTAATAAAACACCATTTGAAATTAGATTAGAAGTACTTAAGATGGCGCAAGATCTTTATATGAGCAATTGGTATGCTAATAAAGATAAGGCTCAAACAGAGTATCAAACTAAGTTTCAGATAGCTGAAAGGAATGGTCAGGCATTTAGTGAATCACTTGATGTACCTGATTTTCCAAGCGAAGATGATATCATCGCTAAAGCTGAAAAGTTGAATGCTTTTATAAGTAATACGAAGTAAAAACAAAGGGAGCTTTCGCTCCCTTTTTTATTATGCGAATCTTGACCTGTAATAAGATCTAATTGAAGTGTCCTCGTCCCTAGTGTATGACCTGACGAGGTTGTTCTGTGTTGACTTATTGTTTATCGTTGGAGCTACAACCGTATTGTTTGAAGCTTGTTGACCGCCTTTGTCGGCAGCCTTTTGATCCTCGTTAGCTTTTGAAGCGTTGTACACCGTGTTACCGTCAACCTTCATAGCTCCGTTAGCTGCAACGAATTTAGTTGCTTTATCCCATGGGAACGCGTTGATTGCGTCCATGTCTGACTTCTTAATTCCTGCTAATCCTTTTAATGCTGGTCCCAACTCAGCGATACCGTCAGCCGCGGCTTTAACGCCAGCGCCTTGTTTACCAAGCTCAATGATTTGGTCCATAGGTGACGGGCCACCAAAGTTTAACAGCTTACCAACTAGGTTACCGATACCAGCAGCAACGCTGCCCGCACCCATCGCAGCCATACCCACAGCTACAGAACCTAAAGCTGGTCCAATTAAAGCTAGATTTAAAGCGTCTATCTGAGACATCTTAGTTAGCGACTCAACGAATTTATCCATGCCGGCACCAACCGCGTCCAAACCTTTACCTAACACTATTAAAGCTAAACCTAAAGCACCAATCGCTATGGCGCCTGGAACTATAAACTCTATAGCTGCACCCATAACAGCCGCGATGGCTCCTATGCCTGCGATCGCTACGAATCCTTTACCAATGGTCGACCAATCCAACGAAGCGAAGTTCTCTAGAGCTTTGGACATTCCCCATACAGCTAAATCCAACACACCAAGAACCAACGCACCCTTAAGGATGTCGTTCTTCATCTTGCTTAAACCAACCGCAGCTAGTACTAGTCCACCTAGTACAACTAAACCTTTAGTGATACCACCCCAGTCCAACTTAGCGAAGTTGTTGAAGGCTTTGCTTGCCACCCATAAAGCAGCTGATATTGCTATGATACCTATACCTAAACTCTTTAAGCTGTCGCCGGCTTTACCAAGACCACCAGACATTTTACTGAACCAGTTGCCTCCGCCTCCGTCTTTACCGCCACCTTTTTTACCTTTACCACCGTCTGCGGTATTTTCTGCAATCTTAGTTAATAACTCAATTTGTTTATCTTGATAGTTTTCAGTTTCTAAATCTTTCTCCGTTATGGAGTTGTCCATTTGATTCTTTTTAGAACCAGAACTAGACTCTTTGGAAGCTTTTGCTTCTTCCTCTAGGTGTCTTAATGACGGGCTAAGTTCCTTCAGCCTCTCAGCAATCTTAAGATTGTCTTTAGATTCAGGCATAGCTGTCACTTCTTTTTCATTGAATCCTTGAGTGCGGTACTCTTTTATCTTAGTGTCGTTCTGAACCATACGTTCAGATATCTTCATTCTTTCACGTTCCTGCTGCTCAAACTTTTTAAGCGCAGCTGATTCGCCAACTAAGTTCTTATAGTTGTCTATTTGGTTACGATTCTTTGCGCGCTTCTTGATCTCTTCGTTCCTGTCAAGCATATCGCTAGCCCAACCACCGGTACCACGTTTAACTATACCAGTCTTGTCTAGGAAACCTCTCATTGTAAAGAAGTCTTTTATGTTCTCACCAACGCCTTTAACGCGGGTACCGATAGACCTATACTGACGTCTTTCGCGGTTGGCGTCCAACACTCCTTTGAGGTTGTCTTTAGTTAGCTTGTTGGTTTCTTTTTGTAGCTTGAACAGCTTGATGATGTTGCTGTTGAGGCCGTCGCCGGTTTTGTCTGTAATAGACTTCTCAACCTTTATATCATTTGGAGATTTTTTACCTGTATTTAGAAGGGTGGCTCCGACTTTTTCATCTTTTCCGGACAAGTTCTTAGGGTCAGTCTCAAGCTTCTTAACCTTGATCAACTGAGCATTGATTTGTTTAAGGGCGCCAACACCTAACCTCTCAGGTTGAAACTGCTTCCTAAACTCTTCTTCAGACTCGTAATTTAAACCACTCTTCTTTGCCATTACTATTTCCTGTTTTGTTCGTTACGTTTCTTTTCTTCTTCCAAGAACTGTATCAACATAGCAACGTATACTTCTCTCTCAAACGGTATCATATTTTCTATATCGTCCAACACATAGTTATGATACTGCATCAACGCAAAATTCACCTTATAGTAGTTCATAAGGGAATCGTGAGAGAGATTAACTAAAAAAAACTTTGTAATCCCGCCAACACTTTAACGTGATGCTTACGACACACTGGGCAATCGTACTCGATCTCTTTACTTAACTTAGGCATAGTTTCAAAGAACGATTGAACCTTTTGAAACTGCTCGTTAGTTAAGTTGTTGAGGAACTCAGTAAGTTCTTCCTTAGTTTGATCCTTAGCGTAGAATACTTCTTGTGAATTATAGATGTAATCTACACATCCAACAACTATGTCAAACACCTGCTCAACGTCTGTAGGATCCATACTCTCCATCTTTTTAATGATGTCTATGGATGGATACTTAAGAACTACACCTACGTCGTCAAACAGCTCGATCTTATTCGTGTGCTCTGGGTTCTTTTGAACCTCTAATTTTGTCAAGTCGATCTTAACAACCGTGACAGCTTTATCGTCTTCACAGTCGTCGCACTTTGCGTTTAGGTCGACAATCTCACCTACAGACTTTGCCCTTAACTGGGTAAAGATATACTCTAGGTCGAACGTTGCTAGTTTGCTAGCGTCGATGTCTCCAACCACGCATGCCTGAATAACGTTCTTTAAAGTCTCAACCATTACAACTGGATCCTCAGACTGCTGAGCGATCATCAAAGCTTTCTCTTCTTTAACTAAAAACGGTCTATATTTAACTTGTGCTCCCGTTGACGGTACCGTAAGGGTATACGTTGGTGCACTGCTCATAGGTAATGCCATACTATTCTCCTTTATTAATATTCTGAATCAACTTGCTCAATTCACTTGTACTTCCCACAAATATCGCGTTGTTGTTCGTCACTTGCTTACTTGGTCCGCCCTCAGTTGTCTTTGGCGAATCTAATTTCTGTTTACGTTCACTTAAAGCTAAAAGCTGCTCGTTAGTGTCAGCTAATTGTTTCATTAGGTTACCCACAACCTCAAAGGCCCTAGGATGCTCGGACTGCTTGGCTATCTCCAAAGCGTGGTACAGCGCATCCTGTCCTTGATTCAATAATTTATATAGGTTGCTACGAGCAGCGTCGTAATCGTGACCTACGTTCTCCTCCACATTATTGGAGGACGGTACAATCTCAGTACCTTGACTTGCGACTTCCCCTGGTTTAAGAGGCTCTACGTCAAATATCTTTGATAAATTCTCATCAGACTTCATAATAATACCTTTATGTTACGTAATCTTACGTGTCGGTGTAGCTCTTGCAGTTGGCGCTTCTGGAACCGGATCAGAACCAAACGCTGGAGGAGCAGACGTTGTATCGATCGTTACGTCAACAGTAGGTGCAGTTGGAACTGGAGCTGTAGGTTGTGCCCATGTTTGTTGCGGAGTATTACCAACCGGCAAGTTCATCACTGGGGCTTGTGGTGTTGGATCATTGTTTCCACCTGCGTTGATCTGAGCGATCTTCTCTTGACCACGTGTAAGGGCTGAGATACCTAAGATAGCACCCATAGCTAAATGGTACAAACCACCGCCTTGTAGAGTTAATGGAGTCCAGCTTGTTACAGCTTGTCCTGGATTATAGTACTGTAGTACGTTGAATATGATTGGACCAACGATGAAGTCGAATATGATGGTAGCCATGTAAGTCATAGCCATCATAGGACGCCATTTAGCGGTCATAAAATCTTCTTTTTTATCTGCAGCCATTTTTATATCCTTATAAAATTAGTCCACCTTGGCCGGTAGACGCTGTGTCCGATGTAAATAACGAAGACCTGCCATTCTCAAAGGATTGAATGCCAGTTTGATAACTGTTAAAGTTGGTAAAGTATGTGTTTGGTATCGCTTGTGGGGTACCACCTAATAGGTTACCTAAAGCAGCGATGCCTTGTCCAAAAGCACCACCTAAACTTGAAGGTGTATTTGGACTTACGCCTGGGGCGTTTTGAATAGCCAAAGAGTCACAGTATTTAGAAACAAACGTAACCGTAAGTTTCATATTGTCTTTGTTAGAATAATCCATTTGAATGGATGAAACTGTTTTAGGGTAACATTGATACGCAGTAACCTGATACCTTGAGTTCTCGTTGATGTCGTATATCGATATCACCATGTCTGATATGTAGTCGTTATAGTAGTTTATGGTTCTTGATCCTGGATTAATAACAGCAGCCAACCAATTGTCAAATAACAACTTAACAGACATTGAATTATCAACGTAGAACGACAACTCTATATTCTCAAAAACCCTTTGATAAGGCATCTCTCTAATTTCACCAAACGTCTTAGCCTCAGCCGTTGCGAAGTTTAAACCTGGAACCTTAACTTGGTCGCAGTAAAGCAGCACTTTTCTTAGGTCTGTGGATCCTAAGTTTGCTCCCATTGCGTTTGGTAAAGAGAAGTATACAGCAAACCGGTTGGTTCGCATTAAACCTTCGTTTCTAACCGCACCTAAAAATTCGTTTATTGATGGCATCTATCTTCCTAATGAGTCTTTCCATACTGTTGCTCGGCTTGCTCCAACGAACTGCTCAACCGGTAGAAGCATAGCTGTGGCCCAATCGGCCGGCGCGATCTTCCTCATAGAGGATTGAACGTGACCTGTTAAATATGAGTGGATGCATGGCTCCGCCCATTTAAACCTAGTAACACCGTTGATTAAACCCCAAGAATACTTGATCTTTGTGGTTGAATCCATCTTTGTGTTGTTTGCGTACTCCATCAACCTTTGAAGCAGTATAATTCTAGCTTGATAAGGTAGGTAGTGCATGTTTAATCCAATGAATCCACCAGGAGTCTTCTTGTATGGAAACACAAGAGGAAACACGTCATAGTATGGTAGGTCGTCCTTGTGCTTTGGATTATATAGAAACATGTATAAACTACCAGGCTCTATCCTTCTAACGTTTTTGCTTGAATCGCCTTTTAAAACGTTGTCTGGACTAACACCTTTAGCTCGCAACATCCTAGCCTGCTGTTGAAACCACGAAGTGGACTTTTTAGCGGCGGCCTTCAAATCATATTGATTTTGTGCAAATACGTCTTTTAATTGTTGCTGTGTAGCCATCTATTATTTATAGGTTAATTTAGACCTAATTCTTTCTCTGTGATAATGACGAATTCATATCCACGATCTTTACAGTATTCCGTTGCTGCCTTCCATTTGGCCTGATTCTTCATAAAAGTTAAGGACTCCGTCAGGTACCTTTTAGTCTGTCTTCCTGGGAACTCTGGAGGCTGTGTTTGTTTAGCAGGTTTAACCTCTATCAGGTACGTCTTGATCTTATCGTCTTTAGTCTTGACTTTAATTTTAAAGTCGATAAAGTACCTATGAATCTTATTGTCTGTAGGACACCTATATGGCACTATAGTCTCCTCAGAACACCACTTAACTACTGATGGATTTCTATCGCACCACGCTGCGAAGCGAGTTTCCCAACTTGACCTCATGATAATGTTGGTATGATCGCCCTCGTACTTACCTGGATATAGGGGTTTATATTTTCTTTTGTGAAACATTCTTAGATATTTATATAAATAGTATTAAACCATATTAGGAATAGAAAATGGCAAGTTTAAACGGCCCAGGTTATGACGGTTCAAATGCGCTAAATGCTGGAACAGTAAATCCTAAATCACAAAATACGCCAACTACACCAACACAGTCAACAGCTGCGCCAACGCCAACATCCCCTCTTTATAAACCAAGGGGAGGCGCAACAACGTTTGACAGTTCAAAGTATACTATCGACCAGTATCAATACCCTGCAGACCTAATGTCAGCAAACAACGAGTATGGTGGAAACTACGTTATATTCTACATCAACGTTGCTGCAGACTCTAAACTAATCAAGGACGGCGCAGCACAGACTGTTGCCGACGCAACACCAAGGGATAATGGTTCAATCGC